CTACACTAGGATTAAAAGGAATTGCTACACCATCAAATAAAAATAATGGCGAACTGTTTTTTGCCATTTATATCACACTCCTTTTAATATAGGAATGATGGGTTATTTCCACCATTATATCCTTTAGACTTTTTAGCTTTATCATAAGTAATTACTAAATCATTACCTTTTAATTTAGTTTCACCTGTAACATTTACCTTTACTTCTTGAGGTTGACGATTAGCATTTGATTCATTTAAAGCTTCCAAGAACACTTCTCTCATCATATTTTTAGGAGATACAATTTCAGGATTACTTTTAGCTCCTTGATACTCTGCTACCCTAACAATGCTATCATTGAATAAAACTCCACCTTTTTCAAGTTCAGGTATGGATAACTTTTTCAAGACTGGAACACTTTTTAATTTCCTATTTAATGGGCGGATTATTACAGAATTAATTATACCTTTAACATTGCCTGTTATTTCACCTAGTTTTACTTTTACACTTAATTTCTTATCTCCCCACCAACTTTTTATATCTCCCCACCAATTCTTTACTTTTGCTTTAGTGGTTGTTATTTTGGATGAAATATTAAGTTTTACATCACCCCACCAATTTTTTACATTCTTCACTTTATCTTTTACCCATTTTTTGGTAGTCGTAAATACTGTAGAAACCTTTCCTTTTATTTCAGTAAACCAATTTTTAACACTTGCCCATTTGCCTATTAACCAATTTTTTAAAGATTCGACACCTTGCCATAAGCCCTCGATTAATGCTTTTCCTATTTCAGCAAATACCTTGCTCGGACTATGTATTCCAAATAGTTCTTTTACTCTCTTTACAATAGGATCAACTATGGTAGTTTTTATAAATTTTAACTTTTGTTTTACAGCTTCTTTTATACCAGCCCATAAACCCTCTAACAATGCTTTTCCTATTTCTAAGAATAAATCAGCCATGTCTTTAAACAAACCAATCCAATCTATACTATATAAAAATTCGCAAATAGCTTTTACAAGACTACTTACAAGTTTTCCCCAGTCAACCTCTTTTAAAAATGTCTTTAACAGTTCAAATGATTTCTTAAAACCATCACTAAATGTTTTTCCTAATTTCTTCCAATCAGTATTTTCAACAGCTTTTATTAAGTTGTTTATTAATGAAGCTAGTTTTTTTCCAATCTTTTCAGGACTAAACTCTTTTACTGCATTAAACATAAAATCTATAGCGCCATTAAGTAAGTTCTTTAGTGATTCTCCAACTACTTCAAAGTCCAAATTATCAATTGCATTAACTAAGGATTTCATAATTGTTCCAGCTATTTTTCCCCAATTTACATTCTTCAAAAACTCATTCAAAGTAGTAAAAATACCATTGAACGAATTTACAAATGTCATAAATATAGCGTCCCAATCCATAGTATTAAACATACTTGTTACACTATCAGCCAATGATTTACCTAGTTTTTTCCAATCAATAGTTATTAACATATTAGATAGTACTTGAAATAATGAACTGAATTTTCTTGCTAATAACTCTCCTAGGACTTTCCAATCTAAATTATTTATCATTCCATTTATACCAGTTCCTAAAGATTTTCCTAAGTTATCCCAATTAAAGGTTTTAAAGAATGAATTTAAAAAATAAATTGCTGTATTAAAGCCCTCTGCGATTGTTTTTCCAATCAAATCCCAATCTAGACCATCTACTAATCCATTAAGTAAGTTACCCAAATCAGTTCCTAAAGCTACAGCTAACTTTTGAATAAAGTCCCAGTTTATTTTTCTTAATCCCTCATTTATTTTCTTACCAAGTTCCATTCCGACTTTATACCAATCATAGTTGAATATTTTCTTCAAAATATCATCTAAAGATAAATCAATAGGATCAACAGTAATTGGTTTTAAATCATTGCCACTGCCACTATCAGAAGCATCATTGTTATTCTTACTAATAGTATGAAACTCATCTAAACTAGAATTAGCTTCATCTTGAGCTTTTTTTAATTTTTTAGTCGCTCCAGTTTGATTGTTAATGGCTTTTGCGTTTGCTCTGGCAACTAAGTTAACTCCTGTTAATGCTTGAACAAATGCTACAACATAACTAACTAACTTATAAAATAACCCTACTACATATTCCAATAATGGTGCTAACAAACTTCCTAAAGCTGACCAGCAATTATCAATTGACTCTTGAAGAGCGGTATCATATTGCAAATAAGATGACATAGCCTTTGTTACGCCAGTCCATGCTGTCCTAATAGAAAGCAAGCCTATAGCAAAGTTTTTTATGTTTTTTATCCCCTTATTAAATGTATTGGATAGATCTTTACCTGCTGTTTTAGTTGAATTTGAAAGATTTTTGAAACCTTTCATCACAGCTGACGACATTGTTTTAGCAAAGGAAGAAGCTTTATTTTTTGCAAGTTCAAACATTTGTGAAATTTTAGAAACTTTCTTTTCCTGTTTCTTTACTCCATTATTGTTTCCTATTTCTTCCATTTTTAACTTTAGATTGTTTGCTTTTGTTTGTGCTTTTTCAAATGCTATCTCTGTTTTAGATATTTTATCATTTAATCTTTGATATTCAGGACTATCAGTTTTCCAAGAAGCCATATTCTTTTTCTCAGCCGACAATTTACAAAACTTATTATATAGTCTATCAGCTTCCATTTGAGCTGTTCTAAAACTGTTTTGTAATTGTTCCATTTTGCTTGCATTTTTTATGTCATTAATTTCTGTTTTTGCTTTATTCAAACTAGGAATAAACTCTTTAATTTTTGATAGAAACTTACTAGCATTATTTGTGCTTTTTTCTAAAACATTTATATTTTCCAACTCTTTTATTTGGGTTTTTAAATTGTTTGCTTTTGTTTGTGTTTTTTCAAATGCCAATTCTGTTTTTTCAATTTTTTGAGATAATTTTTCATATTCTGGACTATCTATTTTCCAAGAAGCCATATTCTTTTTCTCAGCCGATAATTTACAAAACTCATTATAAAGTTTATCTGCCTCTGCTTGAGTAGTTTTAAAACTATTTTCTAACTTTTGTAACTTACTTGCATTTTTAAACGCTTTCATTTGCTCAGTTGCGGATTTAAACTTACTCTTAGTACTATTAGCAAATTCTTTTGTTTGATTAGTTAATTTCTGCATTGGTTCAATGCTTTCATTTACTCTTTTTTTTACCTCATCTGTAACTTGCTTTATTCCATTCATAGCGTCTTCAATATTAGCCCGTATGATGATCTCTAATTCCTCTACTGTTATAAGCCATCACCTCTTTTCTCGAATGATGTCCTATTATTCTTTTTATCCTCTTCGCTTAATTCATCACTTAATTCGAGCATAAATTCAATTAATTCTTCGCCCTCTCTTGCTTTATGCGTATAGACATTATTATCTAAATCTTCTTTAAATAAATCATAGTAAATATCTTTTATAAGATCTATTTTTTTAGCATTTTTTACAAGTGGGTGTCCAAGAACGATCTTATCTCCTAGGGAGTTGATTAGTATTATATTTTGTTTAAAATCCATTTCACGCTGTAACGAAACAGATTCTACAAATAATTTCATTTCTCCATAGTGTGAATTCCAAAATTCGTGTGGTTTTACCCCACATCTATAAGCTAGTGGTTCTAGTTCATAAATTAAATCTACAAAGTCTAACCTTTGTAACCCTTGAACTCTTCTTCCACTATTTCTCCCATTACTTTTTCGGCTGTCTTGTTCAAGACTTGGTCGATGTCGAAGTTCGATAGCGGATCGTTTATTGCTGATTTCATTTCTTCTTCCGACATCTTCTTGCCAAAAAAACTTTTTGTGTTAATTTCATCTGCGATTATTTGATATAGATTTTCATAATCATAATCATTTTCTTCTCCCCATTCTTCAATAAAATCATAAATTTTGTTATAATCATTATTGAATTTTTTTGCTCCATCATCAGCTAAATTCAAAATTAATTTTGCTAAAAATTCATAATTTACTTTACTCATATTTTTAAAGAACGAATCCTTTAGATTCTCAATTTTTTCATTTTTTGTAAAATTAACAATTTTTTTCATAGTAGCATTAAGAACTACTTCTTTTTCTTTTACTTTTAAAGTTATCATTTATTTTTACCTCTTTCCTTTTTATTTATTTCTTTTTCTTCCTTTGTTTTTTTATTTGAAACTTTTGTTTTTTCTTCAATTAATTCAAAATTTTTATTTAATAAAAAAGACTTGATATGTTCAGCGTTGTGAATATACCAAGTCCTACCTGTTGATTTTTCCTTAAATTTCATTTAATTAACTTCCAGTTGTACCACTAGTTGGAAGACCAAAAGTTTCTTTTACTTCTGAATTTCTATATAAAGTTAAAGTATCTTTAATTATTTCACCTGCAGTAATAGTATCACCAGTTAAATCCATTTGAGCTGAAAATGATTTTACTAGTGGTTTTTCTTCTTCTGATGAACAAGTAGATTCAGGATAACGAATAAAAAACCATTTTGAAATATTACTATCAGCTATTTCTTTTAGTGTTTTATGTTGATCTCTTTTATAAAGAACTGGAATAGCTGGTGTAGTAGCTTTCTTAGAACCTTTACTTTGTTCTTCACCACTCATATCTGTAGTTTGATATGTTATTGCGTCCGCTGCTTCATCAGGTGATGGAATTTCTTCTGTATACATTATTAATGTCAAATCACTTTCGGTTGGATACTCTTTTTCAGACATATAAATTTTAGTTAATGTCCCTGTTTTTGGCGTAGCCATATTATCACTCTCTCTTTCTTATTTTATTTTTTCTAAGCTATTTGTCATAGCATTATAAAACACCTCATAACTCCCTCCATAACGATGACATTTAGTGTTCTCGTCATAAAGGTTTATTGGTGTTCCTATTCTTATAAAATTATATCCTCTTAATTTACTATCTATTTTATCAGCAAGTTCTATACTGGTGACTTTTCTTTTTGTCCAAGCCTCGCAAGTAATTGAAAACCTCGATAATATCGGTAGTTCTTCTCCGTTTACTTCGTCTAATCTCATTGGAGCTTGTACTACTATACAAGGAAATTTACTATCTCCATTAGGATTTTCTCCTACTACTTGTTTCATAATAGTTTCTAATATGGTTATTACCATATCGTAAAACTCACTTACTTTAAATTCTTTCACTTTAATACCTCCATCAACATCTTTCCTATTCTCTCATTTACTAAATCAGCATTTTCCTGACGAGAGGAAAAAGAAGCTGGACGCATAAATGGATATGGTTTAGTAGCAAACATCAAATAGAATTGTTTTCCGTTTATTACTACTATTCTTTCAGGACTAAATTTTCTGTCAACCTTATCAACTGGTAGATACCAGTATCTATAACCACTCTTTATAAAGGTTTTGGTTGTTCCTATATGAGGTAATTCTGCCTCAGTTCCTGTTCCAAATTCCAAAAACGGAGCAAAAGAAAATAGATCTTTGTCAGTATAAACTCTACCAACAACTTTGCCTTTATCAAAATCTAATATTTCAATTGGAATAAGTTTTTCGTTTTTATTTCCACGCTTATTTTGTAAAGCTTTTTTTTGAGTGTTTTTTAAAGAATCTTCAACACCTAATTTTGTTGTTTTAGGAAGCTTTTTGATAATAGTTTCCATCTTCTTTTCAAAACTTTTAAGATTATCTTTATTCCATTCAATATTTATCATAATTATTCTCCGTTGTTAGTAAACAAAGTGTAAAGTGTAGCCTTTCCTATTTGTGGCTTATTTTCAACTAAATAATAAGGTTTTTTATCATTTATAACCTTATTATCATCATCTACTTCTAAAGGACTAAAGGATATTCCATCACCTTTGTCTATATCAACTTTTCTATCAATACGAAGTTTAACAATTTCATAGTCTATTTCACCAGCACTATTGCGGTTTAATTCGTCTATGTCTTGCTGTGGATTTAACATTTCTTCACCTTTATAATACCAATCAGTAGTATAGTCACCCTTTATCAGCTTTTTTTCAGGTTTGTAAATGTATATTTTGGATAAGTTCTTTATCCTCATTTTATCACCCTAATAGATCTAACTTTTTGAGCTAGTTTTTCTTCTATATCTTCATAAGATGTAGATAAACTTCCCTCAGTAGAACTAGAACTACCCTCATCTCCTCGTAAAAGATATGCTGATTTAACAGCCTTATAAACATACGGATATAATTTTTCATCGTCTTTTGAACGATTAGAATTGTTGGAGGCAATAGAAATATAATCATCAATAAAATCCGACAATATACTATCGTCCCCAGTTTTAAAGTTCACGCTAAGGTCATCTTTTAACCTTTTTAGCATTTTGTTTTTTGCTTCTTCTTTCATTCTATTACCCTCCAATTCTAATTATTTTATTCCTCAGGAATTAAAGCTAATAAATCATCTTTTTTCATATCTTCACTAGCTTCAATATCAAGAGTTTTAAGATAAGCTACTAATTCTTTTTTAGTATAATCCTTAATAGCTTTTTCTTTAGGAGCTTCTACTTCTTTTACTTCTTCGTAAGCGTCACTTCTTGCAAATTGCTTAGCAACTTCCTTACTATTAACTAATAAAATAGCTCCTGATTCTTTACATAAAAACTTTCTCATAATTTAATTCCTTTCTTCTCTTTATTTTTTTATTTAACTACGCTCTAGTGTAATATGCTTCTTCACTATCGAATGTAGCACTTGATGGAACAGCTGTATATTCACCTTTGTTATAAGTGTAATAAGTTGTACCACTAGCAAATTGTGATATAGTAGCTTTTGTATATGTATAGTCACAATCATATAAGATAATTTCAGGTACTAAAGCTTCTCCACCTGAGTATGCAAATAATTCAAGTGCTATAGCGTCATCGAATGGTACTTTTTCAGCCCCATACTCACTTGTATAGTTTGGTAATGCTATAGCTTCATTTAACATAACCATAGCTGGAACATCACTTGGCATACGATTAGATTCATAAGTGATAACTGATTGATACATACCTATAGCTCCATTTGATGGAGTTGTTCCGTTAGGTAAACTATCTAAATAATCTTTTAAATCACCTTTATATTTAGTATTTACTACTAAAGATATTAATTCTTCACCTACACCATCAACAAAATCATTTTTAGTCACTTTAGCTGTACTAATTAATCTATCAACGATTTTTTTAGTTGTATCTCCGCTAACTCTAGAAACTTGGATACCAGCGTCACGACCAATTCTAAAGAATTTTCTATCATAATAAGTTTTAATAACATCTTGAGCATTTTTACTTCTCTTTTTTGCCATACCATCAACACCATATAACTTTAGGTCTTTTTCTTGTAATTCTTCAATGATTTCTTTGTCATCATCAATTTTTACAGTAATTGGTTTAGCCTTTACTTTATTACCCTTTCCATTTGCTCTTGCTGTTCCTTTATCTTGGATTGTAGCATTTGCAAATCTCTTGTATTCTACACTTCCTGTAGTAGGATCTCCACTACCATTTTTAGCTTTTAAAGCTTCACTGACACAACCCGCTTGGATATTTTCGATAACCCCGTCAAGTGTTTCAGCTAAATTATCCATAACTTCATCATTGATATAGTCTTGGATATTTAATGAACTTTGTCTTGCCATTTTTAATCACTCTCCCTTTCTTTTCTTGGCAATAACTAAACGCTAAATCTTGATATTCTTTCATTATTTGAAGAATTATTAGCGTTTACTGACTTAGGAGTAGTTTCTTTCAATCTCTTATTAACTTCGTTTTCAACAGCACTATCAAATATCTTTTTTATATTTTTAATAGTAGGCTCTACTTGTTCAGCCTTAATGCTTCTAAAGTCTATAAGATTCAATAAAGAAACATCTACCTGAGTTTCAGGAATATTAGCCATTTTAATTGCTTCTTCTTTTAATTCATAAGCACTTAATTTCAATTCAGCTTCTTCCTGTTTTTTTCGAGCTTGTTCTAGCTCATAATTTCTTCGCTCATCATCTTTCATCTTTGCTAGTTTTTCGGCTTCGCTCTTTCTTACTTCCTCTTCTGCTTTCCACTTAGCCCTAGCTGTATCTAAAGATTGTTGAACTTTCTTATCAAATTCACTTTGATAATTAGATTCTTTTAACATTTCGTCAAAAGTTTTAGGCACATTAGCACCTGCATTTTGGTTTTGTTGAAGATTATTATCAACAGCACCATTTGAATTATTTGTGTCCATTCTTATTCCTCCTTTAGCCCCAAGCCATTTACTAATCAGTCCCCAGCTCATTGCATATACACAAACTTTATTTGTTAAGCCTACAAATAAACAAAAAGGCATTAAAAAAAGGAATGTAGCTATCATCCCTCTTAATAATCATCATTTAGTGCAATTTATAAGCACCTTAGAATAGATATAGTTACTATTTACTTATCTACTCTAAGCTACCCATAAGATAGCAAAAAAGACACTATTTATTTTTAGCGTCTTCTTCTTTTTTTATTTTCTCATCTATAAATTTAATAAATTCCTCAGTGTTTTTCTCATCTTCTTTTTTTCTTTTTACTTTTGTTTTCAAAACTTCTACTGGTTGATAATTTTTCCAACGTGGTGAACTGAATAATTCTTCTTTTTTTTCTTCTTTCATTTTAGTTCCTCCAATAAGAAATAATGCTTATTATTCTTTGTATAATACTTTCTAGTAATAAATTTAGTACCATATTGATATAATACTTCGGCTTCTCTTTCCATTGGATTATATTCTAACATATTTCTAGCTTTTTTGCTACCTTTGACATAGAAGAAAACATTTGCATATTCATTATATCCATCTTTCAAGGAATATGATTCAAACGCTTTTGATTTATATACCTTATCAATAGGATGATTATTTATTATTGTTTTTATTGTATCTTCATCACATTCCAATACCCTTACAATATATTCATCATCTTTAGCAATATAGTAAGGTTCTTTATTTAAAGCTCTATATAAATCTTTCACCATTTTTTTATCTTCTTTTGTTAACTTTTCATCATTATACATTTTTTGATTTAAATAATAATAGTCACTACTCAACCACTTACTAATTGCTGATTTTTCATTAAATGTTTGAAGATTCTTATTTAGTTTATCACGAGGAATATCTATTTGATATGTTATTGTACTTCTACAATAATGAAAATGATTTCCTATTGGTGGACAATTTGCTCCTACTTCTAGTCCAAAAGTTTTATAATTGACTATTCGTTCATCTCCTGCACTATATCTTTGATATGTATTCCAATCGTTAACATAGAATAACATATTATTCATGCTTTCACACATTGGGGTTGTTCTTTCATCTATTTCAGCAATAAATCTAACTTGAAGATTCTTATTTTTGGTATCTTCTCCTGCTTTTAATAACGACTGATTAGCAACTTCTACTATTTGATTTTCTAAAGCACCACTATATTTGTCATCATTTATTGATAAATACTTATTTTGTTGCTTTCTTATAATGTTTTGAAATATATCATCATCAACATTAAGCTTTTTTAATTGCTGTAAACATATCATTGTTTGTCTTTTTATTTCCTGTGCATATGTAAGAAGTGAAGCCTCAATATATGTAGTCCATTTATTACCATTGATATTAGGCAAAGTAAGAAGCGACCATATATATTCCCAAGTTAAGCTCCATTCCTTTTTTTGAGCAGGTTTTATTTCTTTTTTTCCCTGATTATATAAATCAGTTCCTACATCTATAAACAATACCCTTTCATATTCATCTAAAGTACTTCTTTCTTCTACATAAGCACCCCATAACAATATATCTAACATATCTTCATTGGAAATATATCTCTTTTTCATTAATTCATTTACTTTGAATCCAAAATATCCATCTAATAAATTATTTTCTTCCCAATCATCTACTATTCTTAATAACTTTTTTCTTTGCTTACTTGATATTGGTTTATTTAAATCCATATATTCATAATCTACATTATTAAATATATCTTGTATCTTATCTTGTGTTTTTCTACTTATCTTTTTATATGTTTTTAAATATTCTTTTAATTTTAAGTTCACATTTTTCCATCTTTGATTAAGTATTGTATTATTGTCCATTTACAACACCTCTAATTTTCTTTTTTAACACTCACATTTGCGTCTTGATTGGTATTAGACGCATTTTTTGTTTCATTTGCGTCTTGATTATTATTTTCCTCTGTTTGATCGTCTTCTCCATTTTTACCAAAAGATTGAATCTTTTTCATATTTTCTTCAAGATTTTCTTCACTTTGTGTTTTCATCTTTTCTATTTCACTTGAAGCGTCTAACTCATCAGGTAATAAATTGATGATAGTTTCATCACATACTAATCCTCTAAGTGATAAAGCTCTATCAGTTTCAGCTTTCTTATCAGTAGGCATATTTCTTTGAAGTTTGATTTTTAAGTTTCTAAAGTCATATTTAGTACCTTTCTTTAGATTAATTCTTGTAGTAAAGGCTTCCCACATTGCTAATAGCTCTTTTCTAACTGATTTATCTAAATAAGTGATAGATTGTTCTAGTGGAAAGAATTTCTTTTCTAGTGCTGAACTATTATCTGCATTAGTAAATCCTAAATCATTAACATTAGGGCAACAACTAACCATAAATATTAAATCAATAAGTGTTTTTTTATAATTTTCTAAAGCACCATCATTAATATTCTTTTCTACCCATTCAATACTACCACCCTCACCAGCATAGAATACAGGAGCTTGCAGTACTACTTCATCTTCTTTTTTTCTTTTTTCATTTGGTATCCATATGATATTACCTTCTTCGTCGTACTCTATTTCTCCGTTTTTATCTCTTTTTTCAGTTAGAGTATCTTCTCTTGGTTCATAACCAGTAACCATTAATTTAGCGTCATCGTTATATTGAAAAGTATTACCTGAATTTTTCATAACTCGTTCATATTTAGAAATACTAGGTTTTGCTAATTCAAAACAAGCTAATCCATCAGGATTTTCTATTGCTATGCAAGGAACACAACCCCAGTTGATTGTTTCTCTTGCTTCTTCATCTTCTCTAAAGTCATCACCTTTCAATTTACTATTTTTGAAATAGTATTTACAATCCTCGGTAGTGACTACAACCATATCAAACTTTTCACCTTTTTCATCAGTTTCTTCCCAAGTTCTTAATAAGCCTATCTTTTTAACTGGTGTAGAATAGTCATAAATAGCTATCGTTTGTCTTGCGTCTACATTAGCATATACTATTTCGTTATCTTCATTTTCGTACCAAATACCATATCCTGCTGACAAATCGTTATAACTTTGGATTAAGTTGTAAAAGAAAAAGGAATCATCGTTGTAATTCCTTATATAATCGATAAATAACTGATATTCTTTTCTATCATTGTCTTTAGCATTAAAAACTTTATTAAACAACTTAGCAAGAATAGTTTGTTTTTCTTTCGTTGGCATTTCTTCTACTTGATATATAGGTGCTTTACCTCCAGTATATCCATTTATCATATTTGATATAGCAAATTCAAACGCTACTTTTGTTTCTTTATCATTCTCAGCCACTAGACTAGACGAACTATTCTTTCTTACTTTCATTTTATACAATTTTTTTCTTTTATTCCATTCAGGTTTAGCTGATTCTAATATCGAAGCTATGTTTTCAGCTTTAGTTATATATTCTTTATTATATTGTAACATAATTATTACCTCTCTTCCTTTTTACGCTACTTTCGTATTTCCAAACGATGAACCTCTTTCACCAACTGTCTTATCATAAATACCAGCTAATACATCAGCTCCGTCATCGTGAGCATTTCTACCTTTCTTTTGATATCTAGTAATGTGTTTATAAAACTCTTTCCATCTATTAGCCCAATTAAATGGAAAATAGATATGTTCCATAACCCAGTGAGAACTAGATAATATTCTAGCTTGTTTATTTGCTGTTTGAGTAAATGGCTTAATAACACATTTATTGGATCTATATTTTTCTTTTAATATTCTTTTAACATTTCTAGCAAAACCTCGACCACCATTATTGGATTCTATATATGCTAAATTAACATTGTTTCTATATAACATATCAGCACATTCCTCCTCAGTTATTTCCATTCCCTCATCAGTAAATAAAACATCTAATATATATGGTTCTTTATCTAATAATCCATATACTGCACCACACAAATAATCATCACCGGTATCAGCCGTATCTACATAAGCGTAAATAGTACCAAATCCGGGACTAACTTGATATGTTTTTAGGTTCTTATATAACTTACCTTTTTCATCAATACATACTTGATTATAGTTGGCTTCAACTATATCTTTGTTCATCTCTTGAGTTTTAAATTCAAAATCTTCTCTATTTAACACTTCTTCACAAAGCATAGAACCATCATCTTGAATTGCTTTATAATTGATATGAATAACATTACCATCATATTTATCTAAAACAAAACCAGCTAAATCATTAGTAGACCATCTAGTCATAACTATTATAATTTTAAAGCCTGTTTCAGTTCTTGATAACATTGTATTAGTAAACCAATTTTGATGTTCTTCTAATAATAATTCATTGTATGCTTCTTTATCAGTTTTGATTAAGTCATCTATTATCATTAAATTACAGCCAAATCCTGTAGCTGTACCTTTTGGAGATGTTGCTAAATAGTTTGCTTCTTCATTTCCCTCTAAAGCCCATTTTTTCATTGAAGCTTCACCATATTTTACTTTTACATTAGGAAATATTTTATTAAATATTCCGTCCTCTTCTTGTATAGCGTCCCTTACAGCTTTAGCAAAAGTTCCGGATAGTATTTCATTATAACTACCGGTCATTATCTTATAGTGTATATCTCTACCTAAACACCATTGAACAAATAATGTAAGAGTTCTACTCTTTCCGTGTCTAGGTGGCATATTAACTACTAATACCTTTTTAGGAGATAATAAAAAGTCTTGTAATTCATTACAAAACTCTTTTAAATATTTTCTATCTTCTTTATAAAAGTCAGGAGCTTTTATTTTACAATATTCCCAAAAACTACGCCTTGCTAATTCATATCTTGCTTGTTCTCTTACATATTCAGGTATTACCACTTTTAATCACCAACCAATTTTCGTAATTCTTCCTCACTTAAATTGGCGTATGGATTAACTATATTATTATTTATTGTAGGAGCTTCATCTTTGAACATCCCTAAATACTTACCTAATAATTCAAGAGCTTTCATTTTGTCGTATGTTTCAACAGCAAAACCGGACTGAGTTTTCTTATATCCTGATATTATCTTTTTTGTTTTATCATCTAATTCATCAGTTTCAGCAAAAATAACATTATCTTCATAATATTCTACCTCAGTACCATTTTCTTTTCGTTCTACTATCTTGTTTCTAACATTTTTACTTATGTTAGTTCTATCAGTAAAAGCTATTGTATATAATTCATTAACTATATCTTCTATCTTAACTATAGCCTTTTTTTCTACTTTATCTTGTAGTTCACTAATATAGTTTTTAATGTTAGCCTTTGTTAGCAACCTGCTAGCATTGGTTCTAGCCGTTTCTTCTTTCTTACAGGTCTTATATACATTTAGATAAGCCTGTGTTCCATTCATACCTAATTTTAAATATTCTTGGCAAAATAACTTTTGATTATTACTTAACGAGGTCATTACCCATCACCTCCAATTATTCCACCTTTAGCTAAATTATTTAGATTTATTTTTATAGGTATTTTATTTATTGATTTACCTATTTCATTTATTATCTCATTATTGTCTTTAATACTAGCTTTAGCCACTTTTACTTTAGGAGAATTAATAGGATCATTTATTGGATCGTTAGATTGTCTATCAAATATATTTACATCTACGCCTACAGAATCAATACATTGTAATTCTATAAATACCCCTAACATCTTTTCAAATTGTAAGGCTATCCAATCAACTACTTCTTCATTCCTAGCCCAATCATTGCTAGTATTATTAAATAAGCCACTTTCATATAGAAAAGCATGAACTAATTCGTGCCTTAATGTTTTCTTATACAATACATCTAAATTATTAAAATTATCCTCGGTATTTTTATATTCTAATACGAATATTTGCTTAGTAGTAACATCAGTGTATCCGCTACTATCTTTCAATAATGGATACTTTTCTAAATTATCGTTTGTTTCTTCTACACTTATTATTTCGTATTCTGTTCCCAATATTTTTACTTTCACACTTAACACCTCTCCTCTCTAATAATAATTCTTCTTCACACTTCTTATTTCTAGGACATAGCTTGCAAGTTTCACCATATCTCATACACAACCCTATATAATTCTTTTCTCTCATATAATTATCTCTTAACTTTCTTTTCTAACATTTTTATAAATTCATCTATATTATTGAGGATAATTACGACAGTACCAAATATTATTATTCCTATTGAAAGAAAAAAAACCATTACAATTTCCATCATAAATATCACCCTCTTTTTATCATAATAAAAGGAACTACTTCTAGTTCCGTTCTTTTTTGGTTGATAACATCAACGAATAAAAAGAATAAAAAGGACGAGCTGAGTAGGAATCAAACCTACTATATACACCTCTTAAATGTATATATACCTCTATCAGCTCATATTTGAGCAAAACAGGACTTGAACCTGCAACCGTTGTAGATTCTTATGCGTACGCTCCAACACTTTACCAATTAAGCTATTTGCTCATATACATAAAAAACAAAAATAATTATGATTATTGATTTATTCATCTATCATAATTATTTCATTTTACTATATTATATCAGTTATATTTCGTTATTCAATAGGGCACTTTTTCGGCACTTTTTCGGTTAACGTCTAATATCTCTAAAAATAATATCACTCATATAATGTTTAAATTCAAAAGTCATTTTATTTTTATTAACAAAATACACTAAATCATCTATTCTTATTGCATATATTTTCCCATAATCTAAACTAAAATTATAATGTCCTTTTTCTCGTCTTGCTGGTATAACAAAATCATTGTACCAATTATCTAAGAATTTTAATTGTTCTTGTCTTAATTTTTCATAGTCATTTAACATTATAATTCCTCTATAAAAGTATCAGGAAAAATATATACTTTTAATTCATTCATAAGTCTTTTTTTATTGTCACTAATAGTACTTACTGAGCAATCTAATTCTTCTGCTATTGATTCAATTTTCATATTTTCAAAATAATACATTGGAATAATATCATACCATTTATCATCTTCTATTTTCTTTAAAGAACTCTTTACAAGTCTTATTTGTGATTTAGCCTTTAACGATATTTGTTTTAATTCACTTATTCTAGTTGCTAATGTTTCTTCACCATAAACATAAGTGTTATTTTGTTCTTTTAAAACTAATGTATTAGATTTAGCTGTTGGTGTAGGTATGTCTTTCGCCTCTTCTTCTAATTTTTTTACCTCTTCATCTATTAGTTTGATAGCATCAGGTAATACATTTAAGCTATATAATATCTTTTCCGTACTTTTATAAGATGATTTAGGATTCTTTAATAACTTCTTACTTTTTAATTCTTCTAATACTCTTTTTACTATTTCATTCTTATCTTCTTCATCTACATTAAGATAAACATTAGCTTTTGATTCGTCAACTACTTTCATTTTGTTTTTTCTCCCACCTTTCTAAAAATGATTCTTTATTTAATTTTTCTTTGTTATCAACTAAAATGTCTTCTAAAAATTTTCTAATATCTCTATATTCCTTAATTCCTGTCATCTCTTCAATTAAAATAGCGATTCCTAATTTTAGTCGGCTATTTTCTTTTATTAACTTTAGTTCATTATTTGTCATCAGCACACACCCCAACGCTGTCATAATATCTAGTTTCACAATTTATAGGTACTGATTTTAATAAGAACTCTATAGATTCTAATATTTTTTCAAAAGTATCTCTTGTTTCTTTACTAAGATTAGGATTAAATAAATCACAAGCTATTTCCCATTTATAATCGGCTAATAAATAATGTAATTGCTTATAGTCCTCTTTATTCATTACAATCCTCCTCTATCAGTTCATCTTTTATAACATTTGCATATACAACAGGCATACAAGACTCATCTTCAAATAATTCATAATGCACTTTTTGAACTTCAAGCGTCCAATAATATCTTTTACCATCATCTCCATCATAGATTCTATATTTTTTTATAAGTTCACCTGTTCTAGGAATATATTTACTACTAATAAAATCAGTAGTTGGGTCATATCCTTTATAAGCTCCTATTCGTAGTTCATACATTTTCAACACCTCCTACAACTACTCTTTCGTGACTTTTTGTATTTTCACAATAAATATATCCATTTTCTATATAAAATTTTAATATTCCATCTTTTACTTTCACAAGTATATTTACTACATCTTCAACAGCTTTCAAAACTTCCTCCTCTTTATATTTTTTCATTTGCTCTAAAATAATATTTTTTACTCTTACATCTTTTATTTTATTTTTATTAACTAATTGTAAATCGTTCTCCAAAGTTTCATTTTGTTGTTTTAATTTTTTTATTGTATATAGCGAGTCATAATATAATTGTTCATAATCTTCCATCTTTTTTTACCTTATGAGTTTTATCTATTACTTTAGCAATTAGTGAACCTGTTCTTGTCAATTCGGCTTCATCATATCTTAATTTATTTTTATTCATAATTAATTCTTCGGAGTTAGTCACTAAAATCAAATTGTTTGGATCTATATTCAACTTATTTCCATCAGCAAAAATAACTTTATGTCCTTTTGGAATTTTTCCATAATATTGCTCATATATAACCCTGTGTTTTAACTTAAATATATTAGGTTCTTTAACTTTAATTTCTATATAACCATTAACATTAATTCTTTCATAACCTACTTTTTTATGGTTTGATGGTATATTACCTTTTTTAAATGAAGTTTTATTTGCTTTCATTAATCCTTTTGTCCCTTTATTAACTGGAACATTTCCTTTTTCAAATCTTCCAGTTAAACCACTATTTAATTTATGATTACCTCTAAAAGTTTTTATATTTTGTGGAGTTAGGTTCATTTTAAATTTTTTATTAAACATTTCAGCCAATTCTTTAGCCGTTTTCATATAATTATTGTTTATTAAAAATTCTTTTTGCTCTTTAGTATATTTATTCATCGTTTTTTTCTTTCAACTTTAAAACTTCATTTTCATTAGTTATTCCTAGTTCATCAGCATATTTTTTTACATCTAATACTAATTTTGCATTATTAACTATTGCGGTACTAATACCAGTAATAGCTTTTGCTCTTTTCAGTTCTTTTTCCAAAGCTCCGTCTTTTTCTAATTCTTCATCATCATTAAGTCTTTCTAATTGTTCAAATAAGTAGTTATTCAGGCTATTTAAGTTATTATTCACACTTATTCACCTCCACATTTGATTCTTTATCAAGGCTATTATTTATTTCGACTTTAGCTTCATCAGTTATAAGATTTATATTATAATCTTCCACCCATATACTATCAACTTTAGTTCTTGAATCAATCCATATATCTAACTCTTCTAATTCTTCATCAGTGTAGGTGTTTAGTATATCTTTTAACTTTTTAATCATCTTTAAAATCAACTCCTATCCCAAAATAAATATTCCACTTAAATAAACTTATAAAAATTGTATATTCAGGTATTGGCTCTCCATCGTTAGTATGATAAGTTTCTTTTTAAAATCCTAAACCAAATTGTATATCTCCTTTAGGCAATTTATTACATTGAAAGATTGGTTTTCTATATATATGATTCCAAAATTCTTTTTCACTCATTATTGTCACCTAATTTCTTATCTTTTAAATAATCACACCATTCTATAAAACTATTTGTAAAGATAATCGTTCTTGTCATATCAGCCCAACCACAAAATCCAATAAAACCATCTTCATTAAAAGTTATAGCCTCTCTATCAGCAAAATAACTCCCCTTACACTTTAATCCAGCAAATAATAATTTATTATTTTTATCTAGTATAATGTTTTTATTTTTGCCTTTTACTTTAGGCTCATTAATCATAATTAATATATTGTCATTAAACATTTCTTTATTTAAAATTGTAATTAAATAATATAAATCATTCATACTAATATCTTTATAAGTAAGATTACTTTTTTTAAAGTAATCTCTTGCTAACTCTCTATGATTCATTATCATTTTCCTCACTATAAAATTTTTCTCTTAAAGTGATAATATCCTTACTTAGAGTTTCTTCATCTTGTTTCTTTAACCACGCATAGAAATAATTAGCTGTTGAATTAAATAAACTAGATAATTTAGGTGTTCCTTTATGAGCTACTTGTTCTTTTACTCTTCTCATAAATTTCCAAAAGTTATAGTATGGGAATTTTAATTTAGTCATAATTCCTGATGATTCAATAACTACACCCTCTATATCTTCTTTAGTTAAATCTTCTTCGTCAGTATTACCTAAATACCATTTATGGAACTCTCTAACATCATCAAATTCTTTGTAAATTGTTTTACATTCACAACCTAATAACTTTGCTAATTCTACTACTTTTTCATAAGGCTCTTTTTTAAATTCATAGTCATTATGAATAATATCTAATAAGACTATCTTTGATTTATCATATTTTATAATGTGTGGGTCATTCTCAATATCAATTACTTCAAATGTTAAAGATACGTCGTGGTTCTTTAAGTAAGTAATTAAATTAAATTTATCAATTCCGCTTTCATCAAATATTTTTTTAAAATAATCAGCAAACTCACCTTTATTAGTAGACTTACTAGCTAAGAACAATTCACAATTTACTAAAGACAATATACCTAAAAAGCCATTTTCCTTTTTATAACAAGTTATTTTATCCTTAAATTTAACTAATAGATGTTCTAATTCGGTTTCTCTTTTTTCATTTACATTAAAGAACTTCTCATATCCTCTAGCCACTACTTTATCTTTTTCAGTATCCACAAATAATCCTCTAGCTTTACAAGTTAATTCGTTCCAATGTTTATTATAAAAAGCGTTTCTTGTAAAATTAAATGAACTAATATTATTCCCTAAATCTACTTCTCTTATGTCCTTTGACATTCTTAATTGCTCTACCATAGGTATATTTGTTATTTTAGCTCGACACTCACTAAATTCATTGATTTCCTCAAGCTTACCAAAATAATCATTTTTTATCTTAGCCATAGATGGAAGTTTTCCTTTTTCTAGTATCATTACTTTTAGGAATCCTCCAAATTCAACCTTTCCCTCAAGATTAACTGAGTATTGGTTTCCGTCTATTTCAAAAGTATTTCTATGTCCGTGTGCTTGCATAATATTTTTATCTCTTTCATTTTTTAAAAATATTTCATCTATTTGTATATTATAGTCACCAACACCATTGATAAATTGTTCAGTAGCTACTAATTGTAATTCGTCAGGAACATAGCTGATTCCTCCGTGAGATACTAAATATGTCTTTCCGTCATAATCAAAATATGCAACTTGACCGATTCTTCTATAAAAGCTTCTTAACTCACTTTTATCAATATCAATAATTTCAGGCATAGTCTTATTTAAGAATGTTTTACTTTTTATATTTTCATATTCATCTAAAGAATAATAATTTAACCATTTTTCGTGATTTCCCTCTAAAAACAATACATTTTTATTTTTAGCTAATTCCATTAAGAATAATAATGTTTCTTTGTTTTGCAACCCTCTATCTATATAATCTCCACAAAAAATATACATTTCATCAATACTATAAGGGTTATTGTCAAAATACTCTTTCAACGGATTATAGCACCCGTGAATATCTCCAAAAATATGAATTTTAGAATAATGGTTTAAATCAAATAGTTTCATTCCTACTTCATTCCAAAAATTATTTTTATCTATTTCTATCCAACCGCTGGTTTTAGATTGTGTTTTTAGTCTTGAATACATTTTATCAATAACATTTTCAGGAACTCTTTTATAGTCTTCTCTTAATGAATTTCGTCTTTTACATTCTTCAATAGATACATCACTAAAGTCAACATAATAGCGTCTATATCTATATCTCTCACATAGTTTGTTATATCTACTAAAATCACTTGACCTACTATGTGTAGCGTCTATTACAACAAATTCTCCCCTACTCATTCTTTTTTCTAATAATTCAAATAATAATTGCCATACATAATTATCATTTTTTTGGCTAATTACTCTATGTTTTTTATCAGGTACAATTATAGGACTTTCAACTAATAGTCTAATTGTATCAGCACATAAAGTATAATTTTCTAATCCCATTTTCTTTATCCAAGTTGATTTTCCACTTGCTGGGCTTCCTCTTAATATTACTAAGCTTCTCATTTTACTCCTCCATATTTTCTACTTTTTGAATGAGCTTGACTAACTTAATGCAAAATTTATATAAGTCAGTCTTACTCATCGTTATCAACTCTTTTTTATTTTCTTTTTTATCTTTAAATACATCTTCTAGCATTTGTCTTGTTAACAAATCTATCGTTTCATTTAGCATTGTCTTGACCTTATGTACATACTTATATCTTTGTAAGTTGTATTTTCTAATATAAATAAAGCTTTTTCTAAATATTCTTTATTGAACCAACCAAAGTGTGTTTCTCTTAAATGTAAACCTAATTTATTTGCTAAATATCCGTAGCAATCAGTCCTTTTAAAATTGGTATTTTTCCATAATGGATCAAACTTTCTGTGACACGCCATTTTTAGTTTTCTTAATTCTTTGTTAGCTAATCTTCCAAGTGGTTTTTTATTCTTAATATCGTGAACACCAACATAAGCTTTACAATCATCACATAAATAGCAACCACCATTTCCATAGACTCTTCCGTAAATTTCTTTATTAGAAGTGTATCTAACCTTATCACTTCCACAGTTATCACATCTTATAGGAATATTTCTAAAGTCAAATATACACTCGTTCCAAACATCATTATTCATTTTGAAATATTACCTTTCTCAATAGTTTTTATAATCCATTCAATAGCCTTCTTATAATTGGTTTCATTAACATTTCGTGTAGTTAAAGCTGTATAAATGGTATTTATCTTTTTCTTTTCGCTCAAATAAAGTTTGTTTAATGTTTTCATACTCTTATCTTTATCTTTTAATTTTTGAGCTAGAATTTTATTATTGCTTTCAGCGAGTTGTATTCTTGAGTTTAATTTTGCTAAATTTTCTTCACTCATTTTCTTCACCAGCCATCCTTTTTAACTGCCTGTCAACTTTAAACTCATACTCTTTCATTAAATCTTCTTCTTTAAATTGTAAGATATATTTTAATTGATCTAAGCAAATCGTAACATCAGTTATTTCTTCATAGAAGTCATCTCTTAAATTATGGGATAAATCGCCCTCTAATTCATCATAGTTTCTAGCCCATTTACAAATAACCTTTATAAGTTCACTCATTTCTTCAATCCATATAGGCATTTGTTTTTTTACTCCATAATGACTAACTATTTCTATATTCTTTTTAAATGTATTTATATATTCTTTTTCTTCGTTCATATTATCAACCTCAACTTTCAACTAAAGTATATTTTTTATATTTATTAGCCCAACCTAATTTATTTCTACTACTTACCCATTCGTCGGTAATATTATAATTTTCTTTTCTCAATAGATAGATAGCATGTTGCAAATCAGTTATTCTGTATATTTCATAACATTCCATCGTTGAAATGCTACCATATTTCTTTAAATGATTTAACACAATATCTTTTTGACTTATCTTTCCCATTTCTAATCCTCAAAATCTAATACATCTTTCCAATAGACAATATCTAATCCACATTCACTAGCCATATCTAATATTGTTTCTATTAAGTCGTGCATTTCTTTCTTGTCCATTTTTGAACTTCCATAAAAACATTTATAATCATTAAAGACCTTATCCTTAACTTGTATTTTTCTAACTAGTTGTATTGCTCTAAAACTTTCTCTTAACATTGATTCAGCCTGTGGCTCAACTAATAGATGAGTATATTTAGCTCCAGCTCTTACCAAAGCCTCAAGGTAAATATCATAGTCCTCATTTGATCTATCACCATTACGAGCTTTATCTATCTCACCTATTAGACCCCACATATACTTGTTTTGTTGTTCAGTCCTTTTATCTTTAGCTTTAGATATTACTATTGAATATAATTCACTCTTATCTAGGTCTTGAATTAAATGTTTATAGTTTTCTCGTATAGTAAGTGTAATTTCAGTTTCAAAGTTTTCATTTTTTCCACTACGAGAATAATTACCTACAAGCTTCATATATCACCTAGAAAGGTAAATCATTGTCGCTAATTTCTACTGATTCTCCAAAATCGGCAAATGGATCATTTTCTATTCTTCTTTGTTCTGCTTTAGGTGATTCATATCCGTCATATTCAGGTTCGGGTCTTGTATCTTTAGGTTTGCTATCTAAGAAAATTAACTCAATTACTCTTACATCAGTTGTATAGCGTGTAGTACCATCTTGAGCTTCATATTTACCAGTTCTTAATTTACCAGTAACAGCTATTTGACTACCTTTTTTCATATATCTAGCTAAATTTTCGGCTGTTTGATTCCAAAAAATACAACTTATAAAATCAGCACTTTGTTTTCCTGCCTCTTTATCTTCTTTACTTATTCCTCTATTAACAGCAATAGTTTGTCTTACATACGCTTTTTCATCTTGCGTATATCTAAGCTCTGGATCAGTTGTTAATCTTCCAATCAACTCAACATTATTCATCTTCATCATCTCCTAAAATTTCTACTAAATTTTCTAAATCTTTTGTTAAAGCTTCATTTAATCCTTTTATTAAGTTTTTCAATTCACTTTTTGTGTTTTTTCTTTCTTGATTATTTTTTTCTGTTTCTTCTTCATCTATATTCAAAGCGATTTCAACTACCTCTTTTAACATTGTTTCATCAATACCACTAGTTTTCATTTTATATATTAAACAGCCTAATAGCCCTAACAACTCAAGTAGATTTCCATCTAATCCCATTCCTTTGTTAGTTACTATAATTTTTGTTTTAGCCCCCCTTAATAACTTTTCTATATCCTTTTCCATCATTTTATCTTTCATATTTTTTCTCCTTATCCTATAATTTTATTTGCTATTTCATTTAGATTTCTTTCTAAATATAATAAATTTTTACTATTGTTTTTTTGTGTATCTAACATGCAGTTTTCACTTACACATTCAATATCTTCAATTGGTGTTACACCTCTTAATACTTCTAAAATTTTATTGCTGATAGAACATAAATTTTGTATTATATCTCTTTGTTTATTTAATTCAGCACATAAACTTACATTTTCTTTATTTTCCAATTTCATATACCTCCAAAAATTCATTTAATTTTTTTATTAAAACCTCTCTAGGTTTTCTTTTGATTTCTACTACTTGTCCTAAATCTTTTTTAGGTAACCAAATAGCATATAATTTATCAAACTTTTTTCCCATAGCCATTTCGTAATAGCTCAACTGCCAACTTAAATATTCTTCGTCTAGTTCAGCTGTTGTTTTAATATCACACAAACATAGTGAACCTTTAATTTTCGCTATCATATCGAAACGACCGGCGTATTTTGATTCAAATTGAACCATTGTTTCTTGTTCTATAACATCTATTTCATATCTATTTTTTAATTTTAAATATTGTCTAAAACTTGCTTCTTGAATATAACTTAATTCTTTAGCCTGTATTGTGACATTGAAAGCTTCTTCTATAGACATTGTTTTTATGTTAGCCTCATACATTTCTATTGATTCGTGTATTGTAGTCCCATATTCAGCTTTTTTATTTAAAATAGTCTTATTAACCCCTTTATATTTATCCGGAAATATAAAATGTAATATTTCACTAACACTAGGAGTAATAATTCCATTCACTAAATAAATGTGTGGCTTATCAATAAATTCAATCATTATTCGACATCAATAGTTATTGAACTTGATACACTTGAATCTTTAGAATATTCTTCATAAATTTCAGGACATTCTTTTTTAAATCTTGTAGAATCAAATCTCTTTGTTGTGTATCCAGCCTTAATTTTTGCTGAAAATCCATCTAATATCAACTTATCTTTTCCTACTAGTTCCAGAGCATTTTTTAATTGAGCTTTAAAATCTTTTTCAATTAAACTCATTTCTAATTGAACTTTCTTAAAGTTTCTATATCTTTCTATAAAATCATTATCAATTACTATTTCATTATCTTTTACGATTACTAATTTATTTTCTTCCATTTTCTATTCCTCCTTATTTTCTTTTAATTTTATTAAATTACTTGCTTCTAATAAAGTAAGTTCAACTACTTTTACTTTTCCTATTTTTTTCATTAAAGGTACTAATTCCTCAGCTGTATATATTTTTTTTATCAATTCGACCTGACTTTTTTGAATTGGTACATCATCACCCTTTGATTTTGTTTCATTCTTTTTTGTAGTTGTAGTTCTCTTTGTTGTTGTTTTGGTCTCCTTAGTTTTGTCATCTACAACATCTTCATCAATTCTTTTTGTAAATTCATCAGCTTCACTATCACTATAAATTCCTGAGTAAGCTATTCTACTATTTTTTAAGATTACTCTATCCATACATCTTTTTAGTGCCATAGCATAAGGATAATCATTTTTACAATTATTTTTACTTACCTCTCCAACTTCATAGATTCCTTGTTCAGGACAATTATAAGTAAATACTAAAGATCCGTTATATCCCTCTTTATCAAACGTCATACATTCAGGTTTAAATTTTAATTCTTTATCTAAAACATCATTTATTTTTAAGCAACCATCGTGACTTATAATTAATCCGCTATACATAGCCTTAGTTTTGTTGGCATAAGTATTAACTAATATCCAAAAATCACTTGTTTCTAATATTCCTTTATATTTCTCACTTTCCAATAGCTCAATAGCTTTATTTCTAGCTTCTTTATACTTTGGTGTTATAAATTCTACTGGTAAAGTTTTTCCATTTATATTTTCGGTCTTTTTTTCACCGAAGTTATATGCTTTCTTCTCTTCAACTTTCTTTGTTTTTGTTGTTGCCACTTTTTCTTTCCTCCTTTAATTTTTTTATTGCATTTTTTTGTCTTGTAATAATTCTACTTTTATAGTCGAGCTCTTTTTTTAAAGTTTCATATTTCACTTCTAAAGTGTTATAAGCTTTTTTAACTTTCCAATAATCGAACATCTTCTTTGCCACTTCCTATTTTCTTCTTATTTTCATCTTTACTAGGCAATAAAACTTTATTTTCATAGCCATAAGCCATCATATCTTTTAATAACCACTGTGGAATTATTTTTTTGTTAAGCCACAGAGTAGCCTTTTCATAATTTCTAAGTTCTTGGCTCTTATCTAGTTCTCCATAAGCCCCACGCTTGAAATAACCGTCATCTTTCATTTTTTCCAAAATTGCATAAGAATAATTTTTTAATTGACTTTCACACTCTTCTAATATTTCAGCAATACTAGGCATAAACTTAGATTTTTTTATTATTTCATCAATAGCCCCTAGAATTATTTCAGGTTTATAACCGACGATTTGACTTTGATACATATTAAACATACCTACTACCTCTTCTGTTGTTAAGGTTTTAAAATAATAAGGATATGCTATTTTAAATTTTGCTATAATTCCACTAATTAATTTCGATTGTTCCATCATAAACTCCTTTCAAAAAATCCCACTGTTCATCATTTTTTGTTTTTCTTTTGTTTCTATTAACTTTCTGATTCAAATACTTTTCAAATTTAGTACCAAACAAAGTATCAGGGCATAAATATTGCTCAAATTCAGTATTTTTCCATTCTTTATATTTTTTATCAATTACAGCTATGAAGTCGTCGAATTTATAACCCTCGTTCAATCGTGCATTGATTTTTCTTTGTGTGGATTTTGTTGTATATTTGAATTTACTTTCGGTTTTATCGTTTAAATAAGAAACAATATTCTTAATAATATCTAAATTATTATTTGATAATTGATTATTTGATTTATGATCATATGAAGTATGATTAGTGATATATGATATATGAGTATTTTGACCCAAATTATCCACTTGGGTTTCTTGGGTTTCATTTTCTAACCCATCATATCCCATTGGGTTTTCTTGGGTTTCTTCTTTTTTAGGTCTTCCACCATTAGCACCATTTTGTCTATTTCTTTCACATATTGCTTGATATTTTTTTTCATTTTCATCAATATATTTTTTTATTGGGATAAATACTGCATTTAATAAACCACTTAACCCACTATCACCAGTATTAACATATTGAAAAATACCCTTAATCAATTCTCCAGCTTCTTCTTTGGATAATTCGTTAAAAATTTCCTGATGTGATTTTTTCAGTAAAAAGTTATCTTTCATACGAACCATCCTCCTTTAAGATGTATAAAATGTTTATTTTGGAACAAAGTTTTGTTTTCATTAATTACCTCCGTTCCTTTGATTTTTTCACTATTAAATGTTATAATCTAATAGTAAAAAGTTTTGTTTTTACATTTATGATTTATGAGTTCTCAACCAATTCATAAATCTTTTTTTATTTGTTGATTTCTGCATCAATATATTCAACAATAACGCCCCCTAAAACAAACGCCATAATGAAAGTAGCAAATCCAAACCAAGTCCACCCTACATACTTATCTGTTACTAAAGGATAAACAGTAAGCATAAATAAATCGTGAAGAATTAAACCTATACACATTAGTAAAATTACAGCTAACAATACATTTTTCCATTTGATTTTAAATTTTTTATTTTTCCTTTTCATATTCTTTTTCTCCTTATATTTTTGTTATTTGATATGTGATTTTTATTTTTTCTTGTTCTTCAAATAATTTAATTAAATAATTCAACATATCTTCACGTAAGTCTTTTAAATTGGTAGTCTTGTCTTTTTTCATCTTACGCACCTACTTCTTATCATTTTTTTTAGAAGTATTGTTTGAATCACTATCTATTGAACCTAATAAATAAATTACAATTACAATAGTGATACATATAATTAATGTTATTTGTACTCCTGTTTCCATTTTGTTCCTCCTATTCTTGTTCAATTCTTTGAACTTTTAATGTAAAAAAATAAATTTCTACTTCACTAACAGCTATACCTAATAAATTACAAGCTTTAATTATTTCCGTTTGCTTCCATTCACTTTTATTATTTAGTTTTAAGCTAAGCGTTCTTTCGGAAAATCCCATTTTTATTGCAAAATTAACATCACAACTAAAAATTTCAGTAATCTTATTAGTCAATCTTGTATAATCAAACATTAGACACCTCCTATTCTTAATTTTGTGTTCAATCTTTTGAACAATTTAATAATACCACTTAAAAAAAATATTGTCAACACAAAAATTCAAATTTTTGAACTTTTTAATTGAATTTTTATGTAAAATAGTATATAATAATAACTGTGGAGGAATGAAATATGAATAAAAAGTCAACTACTTCAAATAGATTAAAAGAAATAATGCAAGAAAGAGGCTTAAAACAAGTTGATATATTAAGATATGCTAAACCATATTGTGTAAAATATGGTACTCCCCTTAATAGAAATGATTTAAGCCAATATATATCAGGTAAAATAGAACCCGGGCAAAAAAAACTTATGATTTTAGCCGAAGCTCTAGATGTTAGTCCGGCGTGGCTAATGGGATTAGATGTTCCTAAAGAATCATCAAAAATAATAAATATTTTTGAGGGAAATAATGATCTAGAAATATTTAAAAATATTTTAAAGAAAAAAGGCTTTTTAAAAAATAATGAAGATTTAACTGAAGAAGAATTTAATATTTTAATAGATTTTGCTATAGCTAATAAAAACTTTATTATGAAAGATAAAGAAAAATAAAGGAATATTATAAATATTCCAATAGAATAAAATATAAATAAATATCAATATCATATTCTTCTAATAACTTTAGCAATTCTTCAGTATTTTTCAATCTATTATTCCCCCTCTCGGGTCATTATTATAAAGATAAATAGTTTATTATACCAATATTTGGTATTTATTATATAAATTTACCCTGAAATGTCGTTTTTTGATATTAAATTGAAAAAATACCTAAAATATCCGAAAAAATCACATTTTAAGTGCAAAAAAGCGCATTTTAGACAATAAAATATTCTAATATGGTATTTTAAAAGAAAATTACGGGAGATAAAAAAACGCCTAGAGGTGCAACTCTAAGCGTAAGATGAAAAACCCCAAGACTACCAATCTTAACAAAAATAAGGATTAACCTATAATTGTATATGAGTTTTTCTATACAATTATAGCACATTATAAAAAAATAAACAATAAAGGAAGTGCTATAAAATGAAAATTTATACTGAAAAATATTTAGTTTCAAAGGATATTTCTAATCCTGTAGACTATATTAACAACCCACATAAATATATTAAAGGAAAAATAATTAGAGTTGCTTTATATATAAGAGTATCTACTGAAGAACAAGCTAAACACGGATATTCTATTGAAAGCCAAATAACAAGATTAAAAGAATATTGTAAAGCAAATAATTATCAGATAGTAGATATATATGTTGATGAGGGAAAATCCGCAAGAACTAAGTTATCTAATAGAAAAGAATTATTACGATTACTTGATGATGTTAATAATGATAAAATTGATAGAATTATTATGTGGCGTCTTGATAGATGGTTCAGAAATGTTGCTGACTATTATAAAGTACAAGAAATTTTAAATAAAAATAATGTTGATTGGGAATGTAGTGACGAAGATTATAATACTACTACTTCTAATGGTAGATTATACCTTAATATGAAATTATCAATAGCTCAAAATGAATCAGACCAAACTTCTGATAGAATAAAATTTAATTTTGAAAGTATGGTAAAAAATAAAAGACCTATATTTGGATCACAATCATTACCTGTTGGACTTCGTGTTGTCGGTGAGAAACACAATAAAAAAGTTGTTAAAGACCCTGATACTGAACAAATGGCTATTGATATGATTGAAAAATATGAGGAAACATTATCTTTAAGTGCTACTACTAGATACTTAAATGAAAACTACCCTTTCCGTCCTATTGGATATGAATGTGTAAAAAAATTCTTAAAGAATCCTATGTATTATGGTACATATAGAGGTGTAGAAGATTATTGTGAAGCTTATATCACTAAGGAAAGATGGGATAATATTCAAACATTAATTTCTAGAAATCAAAGAAAAAATAATAGAAGTACTCACCTTTTTATATTTAGTGGATTAATTAAGTGTTATGATTGTAATAGAAGAATGTCAGGCTCTATCGGTAGAAGAAAACACGCTGACGGCTCTATAATACAATATGGAACGTATAAATGCTCTAAGCACTTTTTAGATAGTCAATGTACTAATAACCATACTATCAATGAAAGAAAATTAGAAAATTGGCTAATAGAGAACTTTATAAAAGAACTAACTGACTACACTATCTCTATTGAAAAGATAGACGAAAAACAATCTATTCAAAAAAATATTAATAAAATTGACAATTTAAATCAAAGGCTTAATAGATTAAATGATTTGTATATTGATGGTAGAATTACAAAAGAAAAATACGAATTAGAATATAATGAAATTCAAAAACAATTAAGTTATGAGATAAAATTAAAAGATATTCCTAAAATAAGAGACTTGTCTAAATATAAAGAACTATTAAACAATAACAATATTATTGAATTATATCAAAAGCTAACCCCTGAAAATAAAAGGAAATTTTGGTATAAATATATCGATCATATTATTCAAGACCAAGAAAAGGAATTTATAGTTTTTTTTAAATAATCCGAGTGCGCAACTACTAACCGCCTTGTGGTGATTATGTTTTACGCACTCGTATAAAAGGAGTGTAATTATGAAATGTAAATATCATAAAATAAGAAGTAAAAAATATCAATATTATGGGTATTGTACTAAATTTAAAAAGGAAGTTTCACTATATTGTAAGGAATGTAAGGGTAATATAGAATATAAAGAACAAAAGACACTCAAATCACACACAAATAAACAAGCTAAGAGAGAAAAAGAAAGATTTAGTATAATTTATCGTGATTTAACTAAATGCTGTAATTGTGGTTCTAAAATAGACATAGAAAAGAATGAAGTTTTTGAGGGTTCTTATCGCCAAACTTCTATAAAGTATGGAATGGTGTGTCCCTTTTGCAAAACTTGTCATAGTCAATTTCATAATGATATTATGTTCAATCTATTTTATAAAGTTATGTTTGAAAAGGAATTTTTGAAAACACATTCTAAAGAAGAATTTATAAAAATATTCGGTCAAGATTATATCTTTAAATTAGAGCAAAAAAAAAGAAGCTAATCTATTAAAGATTAACTTGCTTTGCTTTCATTTCGAGAATATTTTAGCTTTTGCCAAAGAATCTTTTCCAAACAACCCATCAGCTGATATTTTTACTTTTTTTTGAAAAGTTTTTACAACATTAATTGTTTTTGTCCCAATTATTCCATCTACTGCTAATTTACTATTAACAGCCCAGTTAAGAAATTTTTGTAAATTCTTCACTTGACTTCCACTATCTCCATTTTTGAAATAGCCTCTACTAGGTAATGTAGGAAATGTACCTGTATATTTTTTCTTACTTGCAACCGTTTTATTTAACTTATTAGCTTCTGATATAATATAATCCATTTTTGATAATAAATAATCGCCTGGGCAAGTAGTACTAACATACATTCTGTGCCATGTGACATTTTTACCTTTGACAAGTGTCCCTAGATTATTTCTCTTGCCAATATCAGCAACTAATTTAATAAGACTTTTAAGAGCTTTTTCTCCTACAGTCCATTTTCCACCAGTTTTATTATTTGAAGTTTCTATGGTTACTGATGTGCAATTAGAAACCCAATTCCCATCAGTCCATGCTGTGTTTTTTTCATCTACAAATTGACCTATTCTGCCATCATTTCCTATACCATAATGGCTTGAAACTTGTCTAGAGCCATTTTTCATAAGTCTACCTAATTGCTCTATTGTCATTATTCCAGCACAATGATGAATGGTTATCTTTTTTATTTTATAACCACTTCTACCTTTATCATAATTTTTATTAGTAAGAAGTGTTTTGCTAACTAATTTGCTATTACTCATTTTTAACACCTCTCCCATTAGAAAACTCTTTTTTATGTTCTTTTTTGTTTTTTATCATTTGATAAAGCCACATAAACTATCTCCTCCTAACTTTCTTTTTTTCAACATTCTTTATTATTTTGCGTTCCATTTCAATCAGTGGTGTTCTTTCGTATAAATACCCGAAACTTGCTCTTTGAAAATCTCGGCAACATTCATCACAAGCTTCTATCCACTTTTCAGGTTCATACTCAGACTTGAAAAAACCATAATAAAAAGGGATAGTCTTCTTGACCTCCCTTTCGCAAATATCACATTTCACAATTCATCATCTTCTTTTAGATCGTTATCATTTCTTAACTGCTCTAGTACATCGAACAATTTTTTAGGCAAAGGCAATCCCATGCCTCCCCAGTTCTCAAGAATTGATATTCCATCATTTGCTATAAAAAAATAAATAACCAAAGTGCGTATCGCCCCAGTATCTCCCATTATTCGATCCAGAATAACAGCAACTGCTACTATAATAAAATATCCAAACTTTTTTATTATCCCCTTTAATCCTATATGACTATTTACTTCCTTATTATTAATTGCCTTTAAAACGCCTGTTATGTAATCCAAAACCACCATAATAAGTAATAATTTCAAGGCTATGTCCCAACCACCTAAAAAATATACTATCCCAGTAGTTAAAGCACTTATAAATAAGCTTATTCCTGTTTTCATTTTTACCTCCTTTTTATAGTTCAATCACATTTAAATAAGTATTACCATCGCCACCACCGATTACCGTTTGATTAGTAGTGTCATTCTGCACATATAAATTAATAATGTCTCCCTCTTCTACAGGTATGATTATCGAATTATTAACATGGAAGTAATTTAAGTTTAATCTATCATGTGTTCTTGCTACTACAGTACCATTTTTATAGACAAGACAACATTTACCATCTGAATGGTTACTTCCAGTATAAAAATAAATTTGTGCTGATATAAAAACATGCGTAATCCCTTTGCCAATTTTTACACCACCATCAGATAAAATTAAACCATTACCTTTTGATGTACTTTTTGAAAGAGACAACTTTGTTACATTTTTACTTGTATAAGTATAACTACTACTTAAATACAATTTTATTGAACTTTTTTCTTTTAATAATTTTTCATTTATTTTCATAATCTAGTTTTTGTAACCAGAACTTCTTTTTTTATCTAATTAATGTTTTTGTAACCAATGATTTTGTGAATTTTTAATGCGCTTGTGTTCTCTGTCCATGTAATTGAACCTGATTTAAGTGCTAACTCCCCCATTCTATCTATCGAGAATGAAGTATTATTCATCGAAATTCTTCCACTTTTTGCCCAAAAAGCTGAACCCACATAAGAACCTTTAAAAACCGAAAGGTATATTGTGTTTGTGCCATTTGGATAATATTCTTCACAAAATCTATGATTATCAGCTGTCCAGCCGTATACCTTAACTTTTGAAAAAATTGAAATAGCTTTAGTATAATTACCGCTGATTGCTCCACTACCATTATTATAAATAACTTCTCCTTTTAAATTATTTATATCAGGTATTAATTTTGTAT